GGGGGCGATGCGGCGAAAACGCTTTGACGTGACTCGGATCGTGGAGGTCATCGCCTGAGAACCTGTAGGCGGCCTTTGCGAGGAGGCGTGAGGGGCTCGAACGTCTGATCTTGACCTTCGGGGGACCGGTTCGCGTGCTGGCTGTGGATTTCCAACTCCCACTCGAACTTGACCGCGTTGTAGTAGGGCACGGAGCCAATGTTGAACCGCTCACGCTCTGGTGTTTCACCGGCAAAACGGGGGATCCTTACCACTTCGTAGAAGAACTGCTCGTCGGGCCCCAGGTCTTGCCCCTGAATAATTTGGCCTCTCAGCTCGTAGTCGGTGGTCTGGTTGGGCGAAACCCGCGTGAGACGAATGCTACCGACCTCATCGAGTCCGATTTGCCGCAGCTCTCGGTCCACCGCGTCCAAAGGGCTTACCGTCACGGGCATCAGTTCTTTTCGGCGAAACTCTTGGAAAATCTGGCGCCGGTCTCTCCGAGTCCAGACGAGATACACCCGGTAGGGGCGAAATCCTAGCTCGTGGATGAGTCGGCGTGCCGCGTCGATGGAGCTTTGGATCGTGACGCCGATGCTGCGTTGGTACACGCACGGGTCGATTGGCGCGTAAATGTCGCAAAGCGCGTCACCATTGGGGCCCACGACCACGTTGCCCCTGGCGTCCAAATCCCCGCATGTGGGCACCATCTTCTTGGACAAACACGTGCGATAGGACGCTGCGATCTCGCAGGACCCTCCGCCCTTGCACTCATCGGGCGGCTCGCAAACGCACGTGCAAGGATCGGACATCACGCAGCCTTGACGTACACGCGAAGCTCTTCAGCCGTCGCAGGAACCGCCACAAAGTCAGCAAGTCGGAACCCGTACTGGCCCTTCTCGATCTCGAAAACGATCCGCCGGCTCGACGTTTGGCCCCGCACCGGCTCGTCGTCGATGACGAACACGGGCCCTGGAGGGGGCGGTTGGAACTCCAGTTCGTTGCCCGAGGTTTGTGCGACCTCGGTCAGGGTAATCGAAAACCCAAACGTCCCACGGTCCACAGGCGCGTCGTTGGCGTCAACAGGGATGACCATGACCACGAGCTTGCGGGTGCGGAATCCGCCGTTGTAGGAGAGCTGCCCCTGAAACGACTGCAATTCGTCCTGGGGCGGTACCGTATTGGTTCCGGCGTAATCGGGGTCATCCGCGAACGTTCCCGGGGCACCGTCATTGGCTTTGACTCGGAGCAGAGTCCAGTCCCCGGTAGGCTCGTCGGTGTAAAGGGTGCCCATGGGGGCAGCATATCACGTGGGCTCGATCAAGATGACATCGCCCCGCATGAAGCGGTGACGCTTCGAGAACGGGTTGATCGGGGTGGCCAAGATATCCCCCAAGGCGTTGGCCCATTGGAGATATTGGTCCTGGAGCCGGTCTTCTTGGTGCTGGTCGAACTCGACCTCTTCCACCCCACGGAATGCGTAATTGCCCCGAGATTGGCTGAGTTGGTCTTCGATGCAATCCAGTTCGGCCACCGCACGCCGCACCAAAGGTTCGCCTTCTTCCAGCAGGTCATCCATGTTCCGCTCAAGGATGAACAAGATCTGGGACGCGGCCACCAAACCGATGGCCAGCGCGTTTCCCACATTGGTGTTCAAGTACCCAAGGTGGTAGCGAACACGAGCGCGTTCTTCAAGATTCAGGGCCACGGCACCTTGAGAGTATCACGTCTCCCGAGCCGCTAAAGCTCGACGCTTGGCGTCCTCTACGGCTTCCTCCGAGCGCGCGATCAGTGCTTGCCGGTTCAGCTCTTCTTGGGCTTTGGCCTCGTCTCGGTAGCGTTGGACGGCTTCAGCTTGCTTCTGCGGCACTCCAAGGCGCAGCCCAGCCCGAACGTGGTCGAGCAGACGAGGGTGGTGGTCCGAGCGAATCGTCTGGCCTCCCGCGTATGACTTGTTGTGGCGTTGCCAGGTTTGAAGGACCTCGAATTCTGCGTACGGGTTCGACTTCAAGATCTCCGCGACCGCGTTGAACTCCAGCGCCCGAAGAGCGGGGGGCGCCGCGATTTCCAGTCGCCCGAACCGATTCTCCAAATTGTCGACCACGCCGGACAGGCGGTTCACCTCGTTTTGCAGGTTCGCGATGGTCTCTTTGACGGATTCTTCGTGGTTATCCATACGGGACTTCAAATGGGCGATGGAGAGCCTCGGCTTGGACTCTTCGTTCTTCGGTTTTTCCTCTGGCATGCCTGAAAGCATAACAAAAACCCCGCCGCTAGTGCGACGGGGCCTTGGACGGTCGAGCCGTCAATCAGGTCTTGTAGCGACCTCTACCCGGGCCGTACCCCTGAACGGGTCGCCCTTCTGACGCATCCCGCAACCGCTCAGCGGGGAGCGGACCGTCACTACCTTGGCTCGTAGCCGGTTTGAAGTAGCTCGGGCCATGGACTCCGCCTGGGGGCTCTTTCATGCGCCCAGGAAGGTCCTTGAGGGTGTTCCCTGAACCGGAGGCGGGCTGGTACACGCCACCGGGTCCGGCTGCGTTGCCGGGTGCTCCCCACTGACTTCCACCCTGGCCCCCCATGGGAGCGCCTGGGTATTGGTCTGCAGTCGACTTGCGCCGACCGGGGATCTTGCTGCTGCCTTTGGCCTTTCGGCCTCGTCGTGATTTTGCCATCGTCCGGTTCCTCTCCCCCTATTAGAGCGCCTGGCCCAGGTCGCTGTCCAGTAGCGCCTGGAAATCCGCGGGAAGTGACTGCTTGATCACGTTGTAATCGGTCTGAGGACCGTCACCGAAGGTCAAGGTTGCCACGCCTTGGGCGTCGTAGGAGATCGAGACCTCGCCAGCTCCGGGCACGGTGTCGGGCCCGACGATGGTGAGGGTAGTGGGGCCGGCGGGAAGTTCGACCAACTGGACGAACCCGGGTTCCGGCTCCACTTGGGTTGCCGCCGCAACGAGACCAGTGCGCTCTCGTTGTTTGGGAATGAGCCCCTCCATAACGTCCCCCATCTTGAGACGCTGCATCGCGTCCGGCGTGACGTTGGGTTGGCCCGCGTTGAGCATTTGCTTTGTAGTCGCCATTGGTTTGTCCTTTCGGGTCCTGTCTTAGAGGGCCGAACCGCTTTCGATGACGACGGCTCGCTTGAACCGGGCGTCTGTGAGTCCTCCCAACAAGTCAGCGGGGATGCCGAAGTCAAGGCTAGCTGACCACGACTGGCTGACAATCTGCTGAAGGCGATCTTGAGGAGCGCGGATGATGTACCGAGTCCGCTCGATTGGCACCACGATGCCGTTGTTGACGACCGAGAACGCTCCGACTTTGCCCTGGTATCCGGCCTCGCTGGAGTATTCCGCGGTTTCGTCGATCCACTTCTCCATGATCGCGCCGCCCCCGGTGAGGATGGTGCGGATGATGGAAACGCCTGCGCCGTTGACAACTTCGCCTCCCAAGCTCGGGGAGGTTTGCGCGTCGCCGCGGGTGTTGATCAGGACGCCCGTGTTCTCCGGGTTCGGCGACTCGTTGTTCGAGTAGAACACGCAGTTCGCCAGTCGGCCGATCGCGAACCGCTGGTAGCGGAAGTCGTCGGGCAACGACTGAAGAAGTCGCTGGAACTCGTTGTCCGAGAAGATCTGCGACTCCGCAACGGGGTCGAGGTGGCAGTGGTAGTAGCCGTCCTCGTGGGGCGGCACGCGGTTCCGACGAAGGGTTGCGACCGCTTCTCGGATGTCTTGAACGGTGAGACCGTCCGTGGAGACCAAGGAATCCACGCTGGTTCCGCCGCCCGACCGGATGATCGTGGGCGCATCTGCCGAAGTGACCACCGCGCCAGCTGCAAACGTGACGGGAGCAGCGAGCGTGAGGGTTCCGGGCCCGTGGGGCTCGTTCGGGTTGTCGGGGACGACGCCGATGATCAGAACGTCCGGGGGAACAACGCCAGAAATCGTCGCCGCTTTGGGGTTCGCCGTGCTCACGGGCACAACCTGGCCGTTCACGATGACCGTTCCGAATCCGTTCAACGAAGCAACGGGGACGTCCACGGTCGCAACGCCCGGAGCCGTGGTGACGGTCGCTCCGCCGATGTACGCAGCGAATAGCTTGTCTCGGGCAAGGCGGTTCAGGGTTTGACCGGCGTTGAGGCCGAGGGTTTTCGCGTTCCGAGCGAACAAGCTCGCCAGCGCGGTGCGGCTAGCGGGCATGTTGGTGTCGATCGAGTCACCGTACTGGCTGGCGACGACTTCCCACTGCTCATACGCGGGGCTCTTGGGAGTAGGGTCGAAACCCGGCTCCAGTGGCTTCACCGTCGGCTTCAGGAGGGACGATCGTGTGAAGATCATCCGCTCACCGAGGTTGGCTTCCCACCGTTCGGGGGTTGCCTCAGCTCGGTAGAGAAGCTCCGGGAAGAGTGCGTCGTAGAATTCGCGCGCGAGCGTGTTGTCCTGAACAACAGTTTCCAGGAACCCGAGCGCGGGAAGAATGCCTTGAAGTGAGAGTGACATCGTGGTCTATACCTTTGGACTAGAAACCGTGCGTTTCGCGCCTGTAGCGTTTGTACTCTTGGGGGGTCATATTCCGCGTGTCAACCGAATTCTTCGGCGTCTCTTGTGCCGGTGTCTCGGTGTGTTTGACCTGCGCAGGAGGAACGCTGCTCGCGGCCGGCGGTGGGGGTGCCGGTGCAACGGGTTGCGGTGCTTGGGGAGGAGCTACCAGATACGCGTGCTTCTCCAACACTTCAGCCACGCACGCTTCCATGCTCAAGCCTTCCGCTTCCATGGTTGCGCGTGCTTGGGATTTGATGAAATCGATGGACGCCGGATTTGCCAGCTGGGTACCCGAACGCATGAACGCGGTGGAGAACTCGGAGTCGAGCATCAAGTCGGATGCTTTCTTCTCAGCGGCAATCCGGCGCGCTTCTTCGTCAGCCTTTTCGGCTCGAAGGCGGTCGGACTCTTCCATCTTCGCGCGCTCTTGTTCCGTGGCGAGTTTTTTCTGCTGGGCTTCCAACGCGCTCGTCACCTGCTGCTGCGTCCGATTCTTCAGTTCCCGGGCGATGATGGGGTCGTTGAGGAGGTCTTCGAGCGTGATGTCCGAAGGCGGTTCAGAGTCCGCCGTGTCTGCGTACGGTGAAGCCGGCGGCGTTGTCGGTGCTGGAGCTGTCTCCGGTGCTACTTGAGCTGGTTCCGGCGTTGGCGCTGGTGCCGGCACTTCAACGGGCGCGGTCGTGGGGGCTTCGGGTGCGGTTTCAGGGGTCCCTGGCGTGGGCATACTGAACAAAGTAGCACCCCACGCCAACCCGAATCAATGGGACGCTATACCAACGGGGTCTCCCGCAAGATCCGCTTGAGCCGATGGAGTTCTTGCCGATCTGAACGGCGCAAGCTCCGGTGCCTCTCGACACCGTTGCGGCGGTGTTTCTCGGGGCGTTGGGTGCCCGAGTAGCGCCAGTCGACTGAGGCCTCGGGTTGGATATCCACGGAGGCCTCAGACCAGAACGCCGATGGCAGCCCAAGAGAACGACCCGATGCCTTGAACAGCCGCGGCTGAGATTTGCTCGGCCGCGTCAAACTGGAGGAGCATCAGATATTGGTCGGGGTACGTGATCACCCCCGAGGCTTCGTGCGTGAGCTGGACGTCCAGGGGCGTTGAGCCGTGGAGCGCACGAAGGAAGAAGATCGTCGCGCGTAGGGTGTCCGGGAAAGCTAAATCGACAAACGCGTTAGGCGAGTTGATGGTGAAGCACCCTTGGCTGATCTCGCTCCCGTTGGCCCCGGAAATTCCGCACAACCCAGCCGCGAACAACGAAATGGGGAAGATCGTGAGGTCTTGTCCTGGGGGTGGGCAACCGGGGTTGCAGTCCGACCGCTGAATCGTAAGGACCCCGTCTACCGTGACGACTAGACCGCTCATGTGAAGAGTCTACCCCAGGGCCTCGAAACACTCCACGCCGCCCATCGAACACAACGACTCCAAAGGCTCACGTTCGGTGAGGGAAAGGATCCCCAGCTCTTTGAGGGCGTACTGTAGCGCCGGGCGATCGGGCGGCGTGTACGTGTCCGAACGCTCCAACTCACACGAGCGGAGCTTCACAATTTCTTCGTACAAACGGACGTCCTCCGCATGTTCGTGGATTTGAGTTCGTTGTCGCGGCGTGCCGGTCCAGCCTTCTCCCGAACGTGCGGCGGCAAGTAGTTGTTGAAGGGTAGCGTGGGGGGCTACTAGCTTGGCGGCGATCTTGGGGCCGATGCGATGCACACCGGGGATTCCGTCGCTACTGTCTCCCGCGAGAGCTTTCCACGCGGGGATTTTCTCCGGGGGAACTCCCAGCTCTTCATGGCAGTCATCGCCGTTGACCACCACCCAGTCCCCCTCTTTGTTGGAACGGATGACCTCGCACATCGGGTTCGCTGTAACCTGGTACAGATCGCGATCTTGGCTGAGCACTGCCACTCGGAGCCCATCTTCGGCCAAGTCATTGGCGAGCGTGTGCATCACGTCGTCTCCCTCGCCGTCTGAGGTTCGCCATTGAGCCACACCGCACAACGCCAAGAGAGCCCGAAGCCGTGGCTGTTGGCAAGAAACCGCGGAATGGACGTCGAACGACGAACCTTCACGTGGGTCCTTTCGGCGCGTGGACTTGTACCCCGGGAACCGTTCAAACCTCCAATTTCGTCGGCCTTCCCAACACACGCTGATCACGGGGCGTCCTAGCTCTTCGTGCGCGCAGATCAAGGTCCGCAGAAAACCGAAGATTCCACCTGTTGGTCGGTTCCGATGCTGGAGCATCTGGTTGGCCCACGCTGTGCGGTAGAGCAGATTCTTCCCATCTACCAACAAGTGGTCGAATGTACGCGACGTCATTGCGTCGTCATTTATAGCGCGTAGAACATCGTTTCGGTGGATTGACTCATTGGGTGAATCAATTGCGGTGGTTTGGGTACGTACACACCGCGCACCTCGGGGCGCCCCGGCGAAAGCACGGCGGCCGTCGGGGGTGTACGATTGGGTCATGGCAAACCCGGACGACTTCGACGAGTGGATGAACACGGAAGCCAAACAACCCAATGGGCGCGGCGCTCCCGTCTGGGACTCGTGGCCGGAGGTTGTGCGGGAAGAACTCGAACGCGCTTTGAAACGCAATGACGAAAGCCCCGACCGAAGAGTCCCTCTCGCGTCACTTCTCAACCGCTGGAAACGGGTGTACGAAGTCGAGATTACACGCGACACAGCGTGCCGGTACTGTCGGGCCGTCCTTGGCCGCAAGAACTACACCCAAAGGGAGTAAACGGCCGTGGATGATTTCGACAAGTGGATGGAGATTGAGGCGCACGAGGCGTCGCTGCGGCAAAACGAGGCCCAGAACGCCCGTCTACGCAACAAACTGAAACAAGCCCAAAAGCGAAACAAGCGCCTCACGTCCGCGTTGGATGAAGCCAGCGAACAAGTGGACATCGCGCTCGGAATCAGCGATATCCAGCCCCCTCCGCCCATTGTGCGCCGATCTCCCTCAGGTAAACGCGAAGCGGTCGCGGTCGCGATTGCTTCCGATTGGCACGTAGGTGAGCGAGTGGACCCCGGGGCCGTCCTTGGGCTCAATGAGCACAATCCGACGGTTGCGCGCTCCCGAGCGGAACAATTCGCTCACGGTCTCGACTGGATGATCCGCCGCCACCGCTGTGGGGGTGACACCGAACTTGGGTACCGCATCGACACCTTGGTGCTCGCTTTGCTTGGGGACTTCATCGGGGGGTACATCCACCGTGAACTGGAGGAATCCAACTACCTCACACCCATCGAGGAGATCGAGTTCGCGACCGATCTTCTCGCCGGGGTAATCGATTTCGTGCTGACTCACTCGGACATCGAACGCATCATGCTCCCTTGCGTCGGAGGCAACCACGACCGGACAACCGAGAAGATTCGATTCGGGACCCAAGGCCGAAACTCGTATGCCGTCCTGGCGTACAAAAGTCTGGCCCGTATTTACCGCGGGGATGCTCGCGTGCACTTCGAGATCGCGGAGGGCTCGATGCTTTACACCGACATCTACGAATGGCGTTACCGCTGGATTCACGGCCACGAGGTTCGATACAACGGTGGGTCGGGCGGTGTGACCATACCTCTCCGGAAGAAGATCGACCGGTGGAACAAATCAGAGTGGGCAGACGTAACCTGCTTGGGCCATTTCCACACCTGCGTGGATTTGGACTACGCGGTGATCAACGGCTCGAACAAAGGCTACGACCCTTTTGCAATGGCCCACGGCTTCGAGTATGAGCAGCCCCGCCAAGCGTTCTTCTTGGTCGATTCTGAACACGGAAAACGGGATTTTTCGCCAATCAACTTGGGTCCCGATCTTCGCCCGCGTCTTTCTCGTCGGGGTTAGAGTTTGAAACCCCGCGTACGCGCGCACGGATGATGTCGCAATACCCCGGATCGCGCTCGGTCGCGATCACTCGGAGATCGAGCCCGTGCGCAGCCACGATCGTGGTGCCCGATCCCGCGAAGGGCTCCAGGACGACGCCACCCGGTGGTGTCACCATCCGCAGAAGCCACCTCATGAGCTTCGTGGGCTTTGCCACGTATCTCGCTCTCCTCCACAATGACCGCGGCAACATGGGACCATCCCAGTGCTCGCGCGGCTGTAAGGGTACCGTTGCCCGCCTCCACAGCCACCAGCACCCCCGTCTCGGGTTCGCGTCGCACTACGATCGGCTTGCGCTGCTTGAACTCTCGAAGGCTAGACTTGATGGCTTCGATCGACCTCTCGTTGTGCTCGTTCGCATTATTAGGGTCTAAAGACAAATCCCCGACCTCAACCGCTAACGGCCGTAGCTGGGGCACGATGTAGTCAAGGTCTGGGCCCGGCACTTGGTGCATTATGCTAGTGGCAGCGGTTAGTTTCAACAGCCAATCGAGCCGTAGGAGCGTAGATAACACGGGCCCGTCCCTCTCGTGGCGGTAAAATCGAATCATGGGAACCCTCAGCTTGCGTCGAATGCGACCGTCCGAGCTGGGCTTGGTGTTGTCCGTGGACAGCCAGCTGTTCTCGGAAGGTTACGCGTGCCACGACCACCCGCGAACCTTGTGGTGGGTCGTTACCGACGGGTTGGAGATCGTTGCGTACGCGGGCGCCGAAGAGTGGAAGATCGACGACGAACACGCGTTGAACTTGACGCGTGCAGGAGTCCTCGACGCATATCGAGGCCGAGGTCTACAACGCCGGTTGATTCGCGCGCGTATTCGGTACGCTCGGAAGATCGGCTGCCAAGAGGTTTGGACGTACACGCACTGGCGGAACTACCCTAGCGCCAACAACCTGCTCCGATGCGGATTCTCGATGTGGGCCCCCGCTTTTTGGGGTGGGTGCGAAGTCGACTTCGAGCCCACGTCATGGCTCTACTGGCGCCGCGGTCTGTAAACGCTCGTACAAGCTTCGGACAGTTTCGGCGAGGTCTTGCCGCGTTCCCGCGTTCACGATCTCCAAGTCGGGCGTGAATTGCTGTTTCTCCGTGGGGTGGTCTCCGGCTTCGACTCCGGGCCTGGAAACTTTGACGATCACGCCGCCCTTTGACCGCACGAACTCAGCTTCATCGGGAAACCGAACGTCGTCACACGCTACGTGCCCCACAATCGTCGCGCACTTCGACCACCATGCCCGCAACCAGACCTCTTCGCCGATGTGTTGGCGCCCCCACTCGGTGCCCAGCGTTTGCAACGCATGCCGAGGGGACTTTCCGCATAGGGCGTCCAACGGTGTCTCTTTCTCGGTGCCGTAAAGTTGGGGCTCTGAAAGCCCCAAAGCGCGAAGCATCAGCTTGATTGGTTCCGCGAGCGGCACGACGGCAAACCCGTGCGCTTTCAACATCCGCGCGGCGGTGGACTTTCCACTGCCAGCGAACCCAGAGAATCCAACGATCACGGCTTTGCCCTCGGTGGCGGTTCGTCGGCAAGGAACCGGGCCGTTATCTCCAAGCCCTCCGCCAAGGTCATCACGCGGTAGCTGGCGGCCTCCAAAACCATGGGGTGTTCGTGGGGGTTGCCGTCTTCGCACACGACGACGGTCGGAATTCTTCGTTGGTAAGCCCAGGCCAACTCCATCACCGTACCGATCGAGACGGTATCGGCGCCCAACAGATTGGCCAGCACCAAATCGCACCGCGACACATCGAAGTAGTCCCGAGTCATGATCCCCCGACTCGTGCTCATGGGGTGACGTTCATAGGACGCCGCGATGGCTTTCGACCCGGCGAGGTAATCCTTATGCCTCAACGGGTTCAACGTGTCCACCTTGCACTCGGCCAGGTAGTCTTTCGCGTATACGCGCCAGTCGGTCGCGTCGGAGTAGCTAAGGCCAGTGATGGGTCCGGCAAGGTAGACGATCATGATAAGCGAGTTCCCTTACTTCTTGATCGCCACCCACGCGGCGAAGTTTAGCCACCGCCAGATACAGTCGATTTCACTAAACCCAGCAAGGTGAAGGAACTTCTCGTTCATGCTTGCCGTGACTGGCACGAGTACGCCTTCGAGGGCGGCTGACTTCCGTACGACGTCTTCGCGCGTGTAGCCCTGGCTGGCCTTGTATTCGTGGTACTCCTCGACCATCACGCGGTCGATCATCGCGCCCTCGCCGAGTACCTTCTCGACTAGCAGTAACGCTCCGCCTGGGCGAAGTGAGCTGAAGACGTTTTCGAGGATCTGGAGCCGGTAGTTGATCGGGACGAACTGAAGCAGTAGGACGCTCGTCGTCAGACTTACTTGTGACGGGGTCGCGGGGTAGCTACGGCGAAGATCAATATCAATGATCTCGATAGATCTACTACCCTCGAACCGCTGCCGGCTGGCTTCAAGCATCGGCGGGCTGATCTCGACGCCGATGAAGTGGCACCCTACCGTGTTCGGTAGCGAAACCATCTGAGCGATAGACTCCCCGCGTGAGCACCCGAGATCTACGACGGTCGAGTTAGGAGTTATGAACCTCTTGCCAACGCGGCGAGTGACGTCTCGCATAGCGGGATACTGGGGTATAGACCTCGTGAGCATATCGTCAAAGACTCGCGTGACTTCAGCGTCGAACGCCCAAGATTTCGGCGCGTACCCGGTATCGCTCTGATCTGAGGCGCTGCTTGATTCGCGAGAGCCTGTATCATTGAAGGCGTCTCGACCTTCTGCGTGTGCTTTTGAGTCTTCATCCATTGTCTTGCTCATTGGTATCGCATCTTTCGTACCCACGATCGGTAGGTCTTGATCGGATCGCCGCCTACTGCTTCCGCGCACGAGTCTCGGTAGTCACCGAGCCCGACCTGGAACGCTAGCTTCGCCCGGCGAGTAACCCGTGACGGTAGATCCTGCGTGAATGCGTTAGTCAGAGGCATCTTTCGGCGACTCTTGTGACGGACTTGGCCAAGCGTAAAGCGGAGGAAGGTGTCAACGAGGTCAGGATTCAAGAATGGTAGCCGACACTCGACACCGTGGGCCATAAACACCTTGTTCGCGCGGGCGAAGTTCTTCCGGTGCTGAGCTGTGAATAGTTTCTTGCGGACGACGTGAAAGTCCTCACCATCACGAAGGGCGAGGTCGACGAATCCGTAGCTACCGAGAAGTTCATCAGCGCCCTCACCGCTAAAGGTAACTTTGAATCCGTCCTCCCGCATACGTCGCGCAAGCACGAGGCAAGGCCACCCAATCTCCACCTGAGCCTTGTGTGGGATCTCGATAGATCGCACGACTTCTTGTAAGTCAGTGGCAGACGGCTTCGGGATTACAACCTCACGAAGCTCGACGTCGCACGCGCTCGATACCTCTCGCGCTGCTCGAAGGTCTGGCGACGCTGGATCTTGGATAGCGATATACGTCGTGAGGTTAGGGATCAAGCTGCTCAAGAGACGGACGATCGCGCTTGAGTCAATGCCCCCAGATAGCAGACAACATACCGGAACGTCGGATACAGCCCGCTCAATAGTCGAGGCCGTTAGAAGTCGACGCGCTTCAGCTGCGACGTTATCCCGAGATCCCTCGAACGGTGGCCACGCTGACTGGGCATGCCAGCGCCTACGGTGTACGTGGAATGGCTCGCGTGCAACTTCGATAACCTCACCAGGCTCGACCCACCGCGCGTCTGGCGATAGCTTGCTGATCCCTGCGAGACCCTTTAGCTCAGAAGCGAATGCGAAGTCACCACCACGAGGTGACCAGTGTAGCGGGACCTCACCATACCGGTCACGGCTAAGACGAAGTATGCCGTCGCGCTCATCAACCCAGGCGATCGCGAACATACCATTGAGCTTCGGTAATGCGTCAACACCCCACTGTGACAATGAAGCCGCGAGGACCTCGGTGTCTCCGCTTGTCTGGAACGCACACCCAGCGGATCGGAGTTCTTGACGAAGTTCGTCTGCGTTCCAAAGTTCACCGTTATAGACGAGCACGATATCACCGAATCGAAACGGCTGATCGCTGCGCGGATCAAGGTCACGAATCGCGAGTCGCGTATGCCCGAGCCACCAACCCTCTACCTCGACAACGCCTTCGGCGTCTGGCCCGCGGTGCTGTATACCGACAAGCGCGCCAGCTGGCGCAGCCCCAACCCCACCGACTACTCCGCACACTGAAGAACCTCATCGCGAAGAACTTCTGCGACTGCTCGCATCATCAACGGTGGAACACTCCGGCCGAGCCGTTCCCATTGCTGCTGGTAGGTACCCGTGAGCTGAAAGTCATCAGGGAAAGAGCAAATTCGTTTGAGTTCTGCGATAGAGAATTTGCGTGGGGCGGTCGGGTGCGTCACGCCGGCTAACCCCACGTTTCCGGCCATCGCTGTGATTGTTGGTGATGGTCGATTAGGGTTCGCCCGGGTTAGGCTGAAGAATTTATTTGACCACTCGCCTGGCCTAAGCTTTATCCACTCATCATAGATCGCGTGCCCCTCAAACGACGGACCCTCGCTGATAGATTGGGGCTCGTCGCCGTAGATCTTGTGGTGAATATGCGCAGCGCCACCGCTAACTGTAATCGTGGGAGATGGTTTGTCAGTGTACTCACCCGTCGACATAATGCCTGAAGTGTCATGAACCGCGCGAGTTATCCAGGGGCAAACTTCGCGAAGAGAATACTGATACGGTAATGGCTTAGGGTACACGGGCGCGCGATCAAGGTCATCACGAACGCCGATAAAGATAAGCCGCTGCCGACGTTGCGGTACCCCTAGCCATTGGGCGTCGAGAACCCTCGCTTCAACATTGTAACCAATCGCCTTGAGGCGCCGGAGTATCTCGATAAAGTAACCTTTAGCGACGCCTTTGACCAGCCCCGCGACATTCTCAGCAACGAACACCCGCGGCATCAAACCCTCCAGCAAGCGGGCGTATTCAAAGAACAGATCCTCGACCCGTTGCTCAGTGTCACTATACTTCTTTATACTACCCCAGCCCTTCGACCGGCTTCCGGCTGTAGAGAACGCTGAGCACGGTGGAGAACCTTCAAAAACGTCTAACTCACCAACAGACATACCGAGTTTATTCAGGATGTCTCCTGCGGTGATCTCCCGAACGTCCCGCGTGTCGAGATATGCGTCTGGGTGGTTTAGACGATAGACAGATTGCGCGGCTGGTACAAACTCAACGGCGTACTGAACGTTATACCCTGCCATCTCGAAGCCAAGACATGAACCCCCGCACCCACTGAAGGTTGAGACTACTGACAACCCGTTTGTACCGCGAATAGCCTCGACTTCTTGCATCGAAGGGACGCTATAAGGTGGCTTGTTCATACGGTACCCCGTCGCAGTAGTACGTCCGCAAGTTTCCGAGCGACAAGCGCTGGTTCAGCAATACCAAGGAGGCTAGCTTCTAACCGGCTGACCACAATAGACTCCCTTGATTCATCAACGGGAGGCAGGCCTTCACGTAGCTTCACCGCTCGGATATGCTCAACGGTCTCCGCACGTGCGGCCACGAGCGCTGCTATTGCACTATCAATAGCGTCGATACGCTTACGAAGGGAAACGACCTCATCCATTTGGGTCAGCCTTTCCAGACCAGGCGTAGCCGCAGCGCGGGCATGCGTACTGCGTTTCTATGCTCTCATCATAAGAAGGGAACTTTTCAGGGGCAACCGCAACCCTATCTGATTTCGACTCTCCGACTGAAGACAAGTCTGATTGGTGTTGTTGAAGAAGGATATCCAGATCATCCCCAGAAAACCCTGTAGAGTCTAGCAACCCCTCTACGTCAATTTCCTTCATCTCGACTAGGATATCAGCGAGGTTCTCTAGGTCCCACTCGGCAAGCTCGGCCGTGCGGTTATCTGCAATCGCATAGGCAACCGCGTGAGCCTCACTCTCATCGACAACAAGCGCGGGGATATGAGACCACCCGAGTTCCTTCGAGACCTCCACACGACCGTTGCCGGCTCGAATGACCATCCCTTGCTTTTGTACTACGATGGGCTGACGAAACCCGAACTTCTCCAAAGACGCTTTGATCGCGTCAAGGTTGCGGCGGTCGTGTTTTCGAGCGTTCTTCGGATCGGGTTGAAGCTCAGCCACGGCAACCGCCATGTGCCGCAAAGATTCGTGAATGTGGTCCAGTTGCTTCTTACTCATCGCTGATCGTCTTTCTCGCCCAGTCGTACACGTCATCCACTTCGTGACCTCCGGTGAAGATCGCATTCTGGACGCCTGATTCGCCTTCCGAGTTTTTGCCGTCGTATCGCACGAACACAGCAAGGCCGCGTACGTTCTCGATCCCTATCTTTTCGAGAAGCGCAGTCAACACGCGTTGGACTTGGCGTTTCGGCCCCATGTTGGGTGGCCACTTGGTTTTCATGTCGTCGTTGTCGGGCATGGCACGTACTTCCTGGCGTCCTCGATGTCTTGGACCGCTCTCCCAATGCGTTCCGCTGCCTGAAGTAATACCACGGCCCTATTATCCTGGGGAGGTATAAGATCGTCCGCGGCGCTAACCGCATGGTACGTCAACTCAGGCAGCCATTCCCGCGTCACGACGAGGACTTGATAGGCCCACTCCGCGTCTGCGTCCTTGAACCCGGATTCAGAGACGTCTATGACGTCAATCGCCACCGTCACCGCCCGTCGTTTCCACCCCGTAGAAGAATCGGGTGTCGTCGGTAGCATGCCAGTACGATTCGACCGACCAGTTACGGCTGTTGGTGCGGAAGTCCGGCTTTTCGTCTTCAGCGAACGGTTTGGTGATGAACGACGGCTCGCTCCAGAAGATCCGGTTGTTGGGTAGCGCCGCGAAACATCCGTTTTCGAGCTTGAGAACGTGCGCGTTTTTGTGCTCGTCGGGGATCTCGCTGTACGTTTTGTCCACACCGTCGTCGGCGCTGCACCAATCGAGCGTGAACATGTACTCGCCACGGAACAATCCGTCCATCCCTCGAAGGCGCGCGCGGCAACTCAAGTCTTTCAAATACGCGAACTGGTGTACGCCGAACGTGTACCCGAACGCGTCCCACAGCTCCAGCGCGCCCAAGTCGAGAAGGGGGGCGTCTTCTTTGTGGACCAGAGCGTGGAGGGGAACACGGGCGAACTGTGCCCCCCTCTCAGTCATGACGTGAAACAGCAACGCGCGTCCTCGGAGGCTGCACACGCCAAACACGTTGACCGGCTCAAACTCGCCGTGGTGGTCCTGGAGGTCGTACAAAAACTCCCGGCGCATCAGACACTTGATCACCGGCGTATCGGCGTTGATGAATGCCATGGGCCGAGTCTACCGCGCGGGGGACTTCCCGGGTCGGTGCAGCGAATACGCAGTGTCGATTGTCAGCGGCCAACCGTACGGTGGGGTATCTTGGTCAACGACGATTTCGGGGACCCCCGCATCGATAGGAGCTTCCCGAAACGATACGGCTGACCATAGAGCTATTTCCGATAGGGGACAGGCGACCATAATTTGTTGCCGGCTTACGCTTCAAACCTAATATAGAGAAAAGGATTAAAGTTCAACCCCAAAACGACGAAGTACAAACCATGGACGATGTGATTCAAAGAATGCGGGCGGTCGCGAACCGCATGAAAACCCTGCAGCACAACATCACAGATCGGCGCCGGCTTGAACAGCCATCGCGTGCCGTTCTGCGGCCACTTGGGCCCCCTCGGGAGTTGTCGCACCTCCGTGGTGTGTCCCGTGCCGGCGTTGGTAAGCGCTAGGAACACGCTTCAAAGCCCAACGAAACGGGAGCGAGCGCCCCGGCTCGTGCCAGAAAAAGTAGTCAGGGTGGGTGTCAATGGACGGTTGCATCTTGGTTCTCCTGGCCGTCCGATGACGGGCCTAACTGGGTGAAGACGATGCTCGTTTGAGCATGTCTCGTATCTTGGATGTGGACTCTTTGAGCGCGTCGATCTCCGTGTCTGAGACCAGATCGCCTTGCTCCACGCGATCAGCTACCGAGCGCAAACTGGACGCGATGGCTTCCCGTGTAATCTCCGAAAGACCATCGAGCGCGGCGCCGACAAGGGTGCTCACGATTCCCATTTACTTGGCCTCCCGAATGGCCTGGATGAGGCCCAGAACGCGTGCCAGAGCTTCTGCCAGGTCCTTTTGCGCCTGCTTGGTGGCTTCCCGGTCTTCCGTGGTCACTGCCAAATAGAGGGCAAGCTGCGCGGCCCTGGCCGACTCGAACGCGGCGTCAATCTCATCCGGCCGCCCCGCGATGGGACCCAAACACGCACGCAATGCCTGCTCACCCTCTCCGACGAACGCCTCGCACTCTTTTTCTTTGGCTTCGAGGTGCTGGCGGGTAAGCCGTGCCCCGGCATCCACGACTTCTTTCGCAACAAGCGCCCCTTGGACGGCTCTCTGGTTTGCGCATCCGAGCAACGCCACCCCGAGCAGGGTGAGTAACAGCGTTTTGAAGGCATGCATGACCCCCGCAGTATAGCGTCTCGCTTGTGTATGTCGAGCTATTTCGCGCCGATCCGCAACCGAGCGGACTCCGCGACCCACAACGCGTCGGCTTCATCGTCCGTGAGCGCCCGTGAAATCGACCAACGCTCTTTTGCCAAGCGAACTGTGGAGGACTTCCACGCTTCCCTACGCGCTTTTCGCTGCCCCCTCGGGGTGGCTCGTACTTCATCCGGCTCGCCGTCTGGGGAGGCGGTAGAGCGCATGGTGGAGTTTCCTACCGGTTCAGCGCGCAAACCAGCGTCCCAACTTGTCGCGAGGGTGAGAGCCCTCCACCCCCCGTACAGTTGCATCTGGGCACCGCCGACGCTTCCGTGAGGGGAAAGGTGCTCGAAGGCTACAAGATCGAGCTGGGCACGGTAGGTGTGGATCACGTCCCGGAGTTCGCGTTGAAAGGTCATGAAGCGGAGTTGGGCCCGTATTTCGCGCTGCTCCGCTTTCCGTCCTTCGTTGGGAGCCCGGTTGCACCAAGCGCCATGCGCTACCAGTGCGCCGTCTCTGGCCAGCACGGCAAACCCCGTGGTCAGAGCCAAATCGAGGCCCAAGATCACCGCTTCACCTGAACGGTGCCGTCTTGGACGTGGTAGTGCGCGTCAGGACGTAGCGCTTGCACGAGCGTATCGGAGTGGGAGATCACCACGACACATCTTCGGGTGCGCACCTCTTCCAGCGCAAGCACCAAGGCGTCGACACCTTGGCGGTCGAGGGCGTCGAACGGCTCGTCACACCAAACAGTGGACTCCGATTGCCCCGTCGCGGCGGCTTCGACTTCCCCGAGCGCCCACGTGAGCGCCACGTCCTGGCGCCTACGCTCCCCTCGGGAGCTGCCCTTGTACCCGTGGCCCCCGGCGACCCCGAGGAGCTGGACGTCGATCTCCTCGCTGGTGTTGCCGTTCTTGAGTTGGCGTTGGGGGCGTATCTGGATCTCGACCCCCGGAGAGAAGCGTTCCAGCCAATAGTTGGCCGCGATTTCCAAGCCCACCAAAGCTTCGCCCAAAACGTGACTACGTAACCCTTTGAGCCCGAGGACCTTGTCGCATGCTTGAAGATTGGAAAGCTCTCGATCGCACACGGCCAAGGTTTCCGCGGAGGACTTCATCGATTGATCCGTCTGCTGCAACTCAACTTGCAGTTTTGACAGACGCTCTTCCAGCTTTCGCCGTTGGGGAGCTGCGGCTTCAGCTTGAGCCATCGCGGCTTCCAATGCCCCCATCTCATCGCGGGCCGTTCGAGCTAAGTGCCGCAGCCGTTGGGCCTTTTGACCTTGTTCTTTTCCTTGTGCCGTCACTTTTGAGAGTTCCACCTTGGTCTCTCGGAGGGAGGCTTCCAATTCTTCGACCACGTCTTTGCG